TATAGCAGGTGGCCCTGGCGCGCCAGCAGGAATTAGAGCACGTGGTTTTCATGGTGGTGGAGGCGGTGGTGCAGGAGGCGCTGCTGAAGGTATTACTGTTGATCCTAAGTCTCTTCCATCTGGAGAGAAATACGCAGCATTTATGAAGGCTGCAATGAGTGAAGGAGCCACTAGAAAAGAAGCTGCTGCACTAGCTGGACAAGCTACAGCAGAAAGTGGCTTAGGTTCACCAAGAGATTTAGGAGTTGGCACAGGAGATAGTGGTGCTGCATCAGGTATGTTCCAATGGCATTCTGATCGTTGGAATCCATTAGTTTCTTGGGCTAAATCTAAAGGTATGGATCCAGGAAAATGGGAAACCCAAGTTAGAATGGGCGTGCATGAATGGATTACAAAGTATCGTAAAGGTCTTGGCCCAGGAGTTGAGAGAGCAGAAACAGCTGGACAGTTAGAACGTGCTTCAGCCGAATTTGAAGCTTATCTTGGTTGGAAAACAAATCCTAGAGGCGCGGCTGTTGGTGGATCAGCTAAAGCATTAGGTGTTGATGTAAATGCTATGAAGGCGGCAGAGAGCGCTAAACCAGCAGATAAACCAGCGGATACAACTACAACTACTTCAACTAATAAAGATAAGGCTGCTGGCAAAACATCTATGAATGATATGAGTATTTATCAACAAGATAGAGGATCACATATTAGAATTACTAATCCTGCTGGAGCTAATGTGAATGTTCAAACAGCAATGTTAGGTGCTGTGAAAGGCTCATTTGCTTGAGATATTACAAAATACAAATTTCTGGAAATTCTAGTCCAGCACCAGCTGCATCAACAACTTCTGGCTCAGCAACATTAGGAACTGTAACTGGAACAATAGGTGGAGTAACAGCTAGTGTTCCAGGTGGAGCAGCAACTAATACTACGACGCCAACACCATCTAGTTCACCATCTACTTCGTTTCAGAATTTACCATCACCATCAGCACCCGCAGCATCTAGTGCTTCTTCATCAGGAACAATATGGGAATCAGTTATTAATGGAGCAAATGATCCTGGTGCGTTAGATGTTGCTTTTACAATATTTTCAAAAGCATCTCAATCTGATGCACCAAATGATGCGCACATACAAATATTTGGAATACCCATTCAACTTGTATCACAAGCATCGCAATTTACTCAGAAACGAATACAAGTTTGGGCAGGTTATACTAATGGATTGCCTTTAGCTAATGAGCAGGTACCACATCAAGGTTTGATATTAGACGGAATGATTTATCCTGCATGGGGTAATTGGATTTCTAATAATACAAGTATTGAATTTGTTGTTCAACCTTTGGGTTCAGATCAAGGACAAGGAGGTCCAACAAACGTAAAGAATATTGTTCATAATATGCCGCAAGGTACACCATTAGGTACTGCTATTCAACAAGCTCTTACAACTGCATTTCCTAACTCAACAGTAAATGTTAATATTTCACCTAAGTTAACATTACCAGCACCTGATTATAGTTTCCATCAATCGTTAGATCAATATTTAGCATATGCTAAAGCATTATCACATAGCATACTTGGTACTCCATCAACAACAGGATATTCTGGAGTAACTGCACATATTCAAGGAAATACTATTAATGTTAATGATGGAACTGTAATAGGAGGTACAGTTCAGATTAATTATGATGATTTAGTAGGTCAACCTACTTGGATAGGATTAAATGAGATTCAAGTTACTACAGTTATGAGAGGAGACCTTGGTAATTTTTCTGGAGGAACTATGCAAATTACATTGCCTCCAACATTGACTACTATGACAGAAGCAAATGCTCTCAATGCTGCTACACCTGGAACTAATGGATTAGCTGGATTAAGTGGAAATTACTTATCATTTCAAGGTACGTGGAAAGTTAAAGGGTTGCGCCACATAGGTAGATTTAGAGACCCACAATGGAATGCTTGGGTAACTGTTATAAACGCATTCCAAAATTCTCCTGGTGGAGGCGCAGGAGGGAATGGTAGTCCTGATCCTTCTCCATCAACTGGAGGCGTACAAACCTTTACACCATCAGGTGGTGTGCCAGGCACTACTGGAATCGGTATGAATTAGTGTTACTTAGTCAAGCACAATTAACTTATCAAATATCACCAATTATCTTAACTGGTGGTATAGCCAGTAATATAGCCGGTGGCATGTTGCCTCTTTTGTCAATAACAAATGGTAATGCTTTTAGTAATGATCTTCTTAATGGCGCTACAGATTTTGAATTAGATGATGCATTTGGCATATTCAGTCCTGCTGTAGGTGGATCTTTAGTCCAACAAACAATTGCTCAATATCCTTTTGCAAATTTATCAGTTGCAGCTAATGCGATTATTAGAGATCCAATTGTAGTTTCTATGATAATGATGACTCCTATGAAATCAAATATGGCATGGGAACAAAAACTAGCCATAATGACTGCATTGAAGCAGACATTAGATAATCATAATAATGCTGGTGGTACATATACTGTAATGACACCGGCATATACTTATACCAATCTTTTAATGGAAGATTTAGTTGATATATCTATGGCAAATTCTCCATTACCACAAAATGCTTGGAGATGGGATTTTAAGGCGCCACTTGTTACTTTAGCTCAAGCAGCAGCGGCTATGAGCAATTTGATGAATCAAATAACAAATGGTACGCAAACAGGTACTACAACAGGGGGTGGCGCGGGAGATGGTGATGGTACAACTACTAGCACCACAGGAGATGGAACTACTCCAGCTACTACAAACCCAGATACAGCAATAGGGCAGCCTCCATCAATTGCAAATACAGGATTAGGTGGTGGTTCTACTTCTCCTTGGGTTAGTATTATGGGACCATCAGTAACAAGTCCAGATGCTGCTATAGGACCAGCAGCTTCTAGCTGGACACTACCAGGTTATGGAGGTTCAACAACGCCACCACCAACACCAGATGCTTTGGGTTGGAGCGTAGGCGTTAATCCTCAATGACAACTTTTTATAGTTTTGTACCATCTGCTGTTAAAGCTCCATCTTTTATGCCTACATTAGATGGATCACAATATACTTGCATAATTACTTGGAATGTATCAGGACAGAGATATTATCTCAATTGCTATACTATAAATAATCAATTAATCTTCTCTGTTCCAATAGTTAATTCTATGGATCCTATAGAGATTGAAAATTTAGAATGGGATGAATATAACAGTAGAGTTGTAGCCACTACTGTTAATCCACATGGATGGAATATTGGACAAGTCTATTTATTGAATATATTTGGTGCGCGTCCTAATATTTTTAATGGAAATGGATTTTGCTCTATTATTAGTGATACACAATTCATTTATGCTATGCTTAATGATCCTGGACATCCTACTTGGATGGGTGTAGTGGAGCATACTATCAACTTAGCGAAAGGATATTTCCAATCCACTATTGTGTATAGGGATCAGCGTTTTGAGGTATCTCCTTGAATGATCTAACAAAACTTAATTATTCTGAATATATCTATAGTTTCACGCGTAATGTAGCTGCTGGTGTTTCACAAAATAATCCTAAGACTATTCAAGGACACGTATCAAAAATTTTACCTAATGACTTTCTTGAATTTACAATAGATAGTTCTGGACCTTTTACTTTCCCAAAGATTACAATACCACAAGCATTTTCTAAATATCATAGAGAGCCTACACAAGTAGGTGATAAAGGATATGCAGTTCCAAATGATTATGCTATTGCGCCTACTGATGGTTCTTCTAGTGGAAGTGCTAATACATATCCAAGAGGAAATTTAGCTACTCACGTATTTCATCCTATCTCAAATAAGAGTTGGGATACACGTGATCCCAATATGTTTCTGGTTACAGGCGGTCCTTCTGGACATACTATACAATCTCAAGATAAGAGCACATCTACTGTTATTGATATACTTAATAATATACTTCATCACTCATCTACAGCAATTCAACATACAGCGATTGGTAATATAATACATACTGCTGGAAATATTTTAAGTCATAATGGAGTAACAATAAATCAAATTGCTAGTGGCAATCTTAATTCAGTTGCAACTGGTGTCATTAACCATGTTGCCAGCAGTATCGTTATGGGCGCGCCAAGTGCTGCTTTTGTTCAACAATATGCTAACTCTGATAGTAGAGATATACAGCTTCCTCCAATCCCTCCAATTCCATCTCTTCCAACACTTCTTAATGTTATTGGACATATATCTGCTAGTTTGACTATCTCTGCTGCTGGAGGAATGACATCTGGTGGACAACCAGTTATGACACAGCCTGTACCTCCTGAATTAGTTCAAGCTCCAATACTTGTTGATGGAACAAAAGATCCAGCCTTTACTGCACTTGCAAATTTACTTCAAACTCTTCAACAACTTGGTTTAATATTAGATAATACAACATGAGAACATATGGACGTATTGCTCCAGATCCTTTATATCCAGATCAATTAGTCTGGGTAGAAGTTACGACTGATAATCGTGGCTTTAATGATATGGTTTGGCTTACTACTCTTATTCAAACTATAAGATTGAATTTAGGTGAATCTCCTTTCTTTGCTAATTATGGTATTCCTGCTCATCCTTCTGTAGTTTCACAGATAGCGCCTGATCTTTATATGACAAGAATACAACAGCAATATTCACAATACTTTTTATCTTTGATTATTACTAGAGGTCCAAATCAACCAGATGAGCGTGGTGTTCCTTCTCCTAGTTATCAAGTATCTGTGATTACGCAATATGGTGCGCGTCTAACAGTGGTAGTACCTTATTAATGGCTTCTCTCCCAATAGTAATGGGTCCTAGTGGACCGATACCTACACCACCCGCAATATTGCGGGCTCAGCTGACTGAGAAAGTTACTCAAACAAATCCTGGATATGTTAATAATCTTCCATCTTCTTTGATTGAAGATATTGCTTCTACAGATGTTGGTGCGCTTATAATAGCTAATCAATTTTTTATTGATCTTATTAATTCAGTTACTCCTTATGGGGCTAATGCTTTTATACTTAATCAACTTGGTACAGAGATATATGGGATCCAACCTGCCGTTGCCACTAATACTTCTGTTGATCTCATTTTTAGTGGTACTCCTGGTTTTATCATTATTCCTGGGTTTACAGTAACAGATAATGTTTATCAATATATTTGCTTTGATGGTGGAGTTATAGGTTCAAACGGAATATCTCTTCCAATTCATGCTATAGCAAGTATGCCAGGAACTTGGGCAATTGCTGCTGGTACCGTAACAGGATTAGTGACATCTGTTCCGCCAAATATTAATTTGGCAGTTATCAATCCAACAGAAGGAACACCATCTACATCTGCTGAATCTATAATGTCATTTAGAACAAGAACATTGACAGCAGGTCTTGTTGCTTCAACAGGAATGGATCGTTACTTAAAAACGTTACTTTGGAATATTCCAGGAGTACAGCAACGCCTAGTATCAGTTCGTCAAGACTTAGATAATGGTAGATGGATAATTATAGTAGGAGGCGGTGATCCTTATCAAGTTGCATGGGCGATATACTATGCGATATTTGACATACAAACATTGGCGCGCCCCAATATAAATATCATTGATATTACAAGTTATGATCCAACTAATCCTAATCCTCAAATTCCTGTCATTACAACAGAATTTAATCATAATCTAGTTACAGGAATGATTGAGACTATTTATGGTGTTGTTGGTATGGAACAATTAAATGGACAATCATTTGCTGTGACAGTTCTTAATAATTTGACATTTACTATTCCAGTAGGTTTAGAAAATCTTGGAAATTATGTAAGTGGAGGAATTGTTACTCCTAATCCTATTCTTCAAGAAATTAATCTGAATAGCTATCCTGATAATTATCTTATTCCATTTATCTTGCCTCCACAAGAACTTGTTACTATGAATGTTTGGTGGAATACTGATTCGCCAAATTATGTATCTCAAAATGCTATGTCACAAGCTGCTGCTCCAGCATTGATGAATTATATAAATGGACTTTATGTAGGTGTAGCGCCAATTAATGTATATGAAATGCAAGCAATATTTCTTGATGCTGTTAAGCAAATTGTTCTAGCTGAAAATATAACATCTCTTCAATTTGATATAGTATTTGATGGTGTCTCTTATTCTCCTGCTCCTGGTACTGGTGTTGTTCAAGGAGATCCAAATTCTTACTTCTATACTACAACTGATAATATTCTTGTCCAGCAAATTGGACAGGCATCGTGAAAATAGGTAGAATTGTTACTGGAGCATTAGTTCCGACTGCTGGTCTAGCAAGTGCTATTACTGTTGCTGGGCAGTCTGTTCAAGTTTCTTCACCTACTGCTGTAGGTGGTTATATAATAAATCCTGCTAATGCTATAGATCAAGATTTAACATCTCCACAATTACTTTATTGTGATCCAACTGGACCTGCATTTGATAATATAAGTCCTACAACAGTTCAATTATATCCTGGTGTTAAGTTTGAAATACCTCCAGAATGTACTAATGGTGTTTGGGTAAACTCTAATAGTTCTGGACATAAATTTACAGTAGTTCAATATATACCATATGTTCCGCCAGTATATACGCCTATTGTTGGCCCATTTCCTCCAACTTCTCCTACTGGTGTACATCATCCTATTTGGTCTTACCTTTATCAAGAATATTCAGACGATACTGATTTACAAGCATTTGTGGCTGCATATAATTCTATGATGCAAGATATAGTTGATACATTTAATTCTCTTAATTTGCCAATATATACTAAGGCTCCCATTGAAGGACCATTGCTAGATTGGGTAGGACAAGGAGTTTATGGATTAGCTAGACCAAGTCTAAGATCTGGACAATACAAGGTTCTTGGTCCTTATAATACAATGAATTATGGTGAGAATGCTGCTGTTTATGATGGTTGGGAATTATTGTATCCTAATCAAATTGCAATTACAAATGATGATATTTATAGACGTATTCTAACATGGCATTTCTCTAAAGGTGATGGGAAGTATTTCTCTATTCCTTGGCTGAAGAAGCGTGTGATGCGCTTCATAATGGGTAAGAATGGAACACAGCCTAATATAGATCAACATTATCAAATTAGTGTTTCTTTGAATCCTGTAGGTGGCGCAACTATTAGATTTGTTACTGGTGAACGAACTATTAGTGGTGGCTCTACATATAATGAAAATAACTTTGCATATAATGTAGTTAGATATAATGAGGAAGATTCAATCTATGTTCCTCTTCCTTCATTACCAAATATGCAAGATTTTTATGAAGCAGTAACTAGCGGAGTCATT